ATGCTGGAACAAATGGGCATTGCCGCGAAGCAAGCCTCGTATAAATTAGCGCAACTCTCCAGCCGCGAAAAAAATCGCGTGCTGGAAAAAATCGCCGATGAACTGGAAGCACAAAGCGAAATCATCCTCAACGCTAACGCCCAGGATGTTGCTGACGCGCGTGCCAATGGCCTTGGCGAAGCGATGCTTGACCGTCTGGCACTGACGCCCGCACGGCTGAAAGGCATTGCCGATGATGTGCGCCAGGTGTGTAACCTCGCCGATCCGGTGGGGCAGGTAATCGATGGCAGCGTACTGGACAGCGGCCTGCGTCTTGAGCGTCGTCGCGTACCGCTGGGGGTTATTGGCGTGATTTATGAAGCGCGCCCGAACGTGACGGTTGATGTCGCTTCGCTGTGCCTGAAAACCGGTAATGCGGTGATCCTGCGCGGTGGCAAAGAAACGTGTCGCACTAACGCTGCAACGGTGGCGGTGATTCAGGACGCCCTGAAATCCTGCGGCTTACCGGCGGGTGCCGTGCAGGCGATTGATAATCCTGACCGTGCGCTGGTCAGTGAAATGCTGCGTATGGATAAATACATCGACATGCTGATCCCGCGTGGTGGCGCTGGTTTGCATAAACTGTGCCGTGAACAGTCGACAATCCCGGTGATCACAGGTGGTATAGGCGTATGCCATATTTACGTTGATGAAAGTGTAGAGATCGCTGAAGCATTAAAAGTGATCGTCAACGCGAAAACTCAGCGTCCGAGCACATGTAATACGGTTGAAACGTTGCTGGTGAATAAAAACATCGCCGATAGCTTCCTGCCCGCATTAAGCAAACAAATGGCGGAAAGCGGCGTGACATTACACGCAGATGCAGCTGCACTGGCGCAGTTGCAGACAGGCCCTGCGAAGGTGGTTGCTGTTAAAGCCGAAGAGTATGACGATGAGTTTCTGTCATTAGATTTGAACGTCAAAATCGTCAGCGATCTTGACGATGCCATCGCCCATATTCGTGAACACGGCACACAACACTCCGATGCGATCTTGACCCGCGATATGCGCAACGCCCAGCGTTTTGTTAACGAAGTGGATTCGTCCGCTGTTTACGTTAACGCCTCTACGCGTTTTACCGACGGCGGCCAGTTTGGTCTGGGTGCGGAAGTGGCGGTAAGCACACAAAAACTCCACGCGCGTGGCCCAATGGGGCTGGAAGCACTGACCACTTACAAGTGGATCGGCATTGGTGATTACACCATTCGTGCGTAAATAAAACCGGGTGATGCAAAAGTAGCCATTTGATTCACAAGGCCATTGACGCATCGCCCGGTTAGTTTTAACCTTGTCCACCGTGATTCACGTTCGTGAACATGTCCTTTCAGGGCCGATATAGCTCAGTTGGTAGAGCAGCGCATTCGTAATGCGAAGGTCGTAGGTTCGACTCCTATTATCGGCACCATTTAAATCAATAAGTTACACATCATTAGTACCTTCCTTATTTTTTGACTGGGACAAATTTGGGACCGATGGGTTCAGGATCGAGTCTATTTGCCGTGCGTGTTCGGTAAGGTGATTAGGTGCAAGGTGAGCATATCGACGAACCATTTCGATAGACTCCCAGCCTCCCATTTCCTGTAACACTGACAACGGGACTCCGGCTTGAACCAGCCAACTTGCCCAGGTGTGTCTCAAGTCGTGAAATCTGAAATCATCAATACCAGCCCGTCTCAGCGCCGCTTTCCAGGCTGTGTTTGCGTCATACCGCATCTTCCTTACTGTTGGCGCTTTCGTTCCGTCTGGTTTGGTACAGCTTTCCTTGTACACAAATACCCAACGGTGATGATTCCCGATTTGTTTTTTCAATACGCGACATGCAGTATCATTCAGCGCAACGCCAATTGCGCGGTTTGATTTACTCTCTTCCGGGTTTATCCATGCCACCCGGCGCTGCATGTCTATTTGTTGCCATTCAAGGTTGATGATGTTCGAGCGTCTTAAGCCTGTTGCCAGTGCAAATTCAACAACAGACTTTAATGGCTCCGGACATTCATCAATCAGCCTTTGTGCTTCATGAGGCTCCAGCCAGCGGATACGTTTATTCTTCGGTTGAGGCACTTTAAGAATTGGTGCCTTATCCAGCATTTTCCATTCACGCTCTGCGGCTCTTAGCAGGGCCTTTATAAATGAAAGATGCGTAGCCTTCGTTGCAACGGACGCTGGTTTTGGCGTGTATTCTGGAACAGGTTTCCCTTTTTTTCTGCATGCTTCTGCCCTGAGTTTCCAGTTTTCCTCATGACGCCGGTTTGTCATTTTCTGCATCGCTGAATAAATTTTTGATTCAGTGATGTCTCTTAGTTGCATCCCTGCGAAATGTTGAAGCCAGAATCCGATCCGGCTTTTGTCATCGTCCAGTGATTTCTTATGTGCTTTCTCTTCGAGCCACCTGACACACGCTTCCTCAAACGTCATATCAGGTATTTCACCAAGTTTGCTGACCCGCCATGCTTCAGCCTTTAGCTTGTCATGGAGCTCTGTCGCCTGCCTTTTGTCCTTTGTTCCAAGAGACTGTTTAAATCTTTTACCGTTCGGCAATGTGAAACTGGCGTACCATATTTCACTTCTGCGGAAGAGTGACATTTTCTTTCCTCTGTTATGCCATCACCCGCGCTCACCTGGACAGTATGCAGCGGAGACTGAAGAGCCGCAATGCAGGCTTGTCGTGTTGTGAGGTAAGGAGATTTATTCTTAGTGGGATCTTTGCGTGTTGCCTGAAGACGCCCTGTGCGTATCCAGTTAATGGCAGTCGGTCTGGATATCTTGAGAAAATGACAGGCCTCATCGAGTGTGAGGCTGTATGGCTCCATTATTTCACCTCTTGCTGTGACATTGTTGAAAAATGGATACCAGCTCGTTGCTGCCAGACGATCCAACCGAGAGTCATATCCCATGCCATGTATTCGTTATTGCCGTTTTTTGCTCTCCGACGATCTACTAAGTCACCGAAACGCTTTTCCATGAATAATTCATAAGCTTCGCGTTCATCTGGTTCTACTTCCAGAGATAGGAGTGCGATTTCATAAGCACGGCGCTCAATATCGTCTCGCACGTCAAGGCTGCTGATACGCTCTTTAATTTCTTTAATCAGTTCTTTGTCGGTAAAAGTGGTCATTATGCTCCAGCCTCCGGTGCTTTTGGCATTACTGCCCAGTGAGTGATATTGACGTTTTCAAGGTCCCCGACCTGAAATGTCCACTGCCATTCTCCGGTTTCTTTTTGTCCCCAGGTGTACCAGAGAGAACGCCAACCAATTAGCCAGCCTTCTCCGTTAGCATCGAATAACAAAACACTTTCATTTGCTGGTGGCAGTTCAGTTGACACTGGTATTACTTTGTTTTCCTGTGCTGCACATTTAGCTTCAAGCGCATCGAATTTACGCACCAGGTATTCAGAATCTGTTTCATTTACTTTCAGATCTCGCGGTACACATCTCCCACGAAGAAACCCTTCCATTTCGAAAACATTCATGCGCATTTGCGTAACTCCGATAACTCGTTAAAGCGTTCCATAAACATCCCGTAGGCATGGCCCGGTGCCAGTGGAATCACGTTGAACATCTCTGTTGCCGGGATACCTTCCAGTACAGGCCAGAAAGAGCCATCATCAAGCCCGAGATCGCGGCGTTCGGTTGCCAGCATGATGAGATCGGCATATTTCACGGGCGTACTCATAACTGGGGGTAATCCGTATTTCTCACGGATTACGGAGTCTATTTTTTCTTCCATTTGTTTATAGTCAGGAAGAAGGCGTTTCAGTGGTGCGGGAATGTCCTGGCAATACGCTTCTGTTGCATCATGCATTAACGCTTCAAAAGCAAATTCCTGCGGCACCAGCTGGCTGCAAAGAACCGCATGTTGGGCGACGCTGTAGAAGTGCGAAAGATGACCGGCAAAGCGACAGATATTTGAAAGGGAAACCGCGATATCGTTAATATCGATGTCGTCTTTATTTATCCTGTCATAATAAAAATGCTTCCCGGAAAAAGTTTTAATAAATGACATTTTGTTCTCCACGTATATGCGCTGCACCGCGCTGAATTCTGGTAAAAAGAATCCCTCACCATCCGGCGATTATTGAGTAAATTACGTTTCCATAAATGCCCCCGCAGGGGCATTTGCAGTAATGAAATCAGGCGGTGAAAGTACCAATAAAGGTTTCTACTTTGCTGTCCTTGAATTTCTCAACAAGCAGATCACGAAATTCGTTAGCCATTTCTTCCTGCACCGCCTCCAGCTGAATAATGCGCAGAACCAGTACCGGACGATCGCCAGTGATAATGCTGAGGCGTAATTTAAACGGACGTTCTTTCAGACCTTCAAACGGAATGCATTTAAATTCAAATGCCACTGGCATAATGTCTTTGGTCTTCGCTTCGACAGACTCCATCAGGGAGCGTTTGCCGCTGAAGTCATTATCTTCAAAATCAGCGGTCTGGTTTGCTTCAATCGTGATTTTACGGACCGCCGCAGCCGCTTTTGTTGCCTGAATGGTGTCACCATTAGCATCAAAGCCCACAAGGTAGTCGGCCCAGTCTTCAATCCATTCTGCCAGTGATTTCTGGGAGTTACGCTCGCCATTAACAGACAACAGAGCAGAGAACGGTGCTGTCTTTTTCAGTTTGAGAGTGGCGGTGTTATCTGCGTGACCTGGTTCATCAATAGTACCCAGGTTAAGCACACTGACGGCACGCATATTATCAGCATCGATAAAGCAGCGGGTGCCTTCATCTGCAAGATCTTTAGAATAACGGGTAAAGTCATCGATGCTGGCAGTGGAAAGCGCACCACGGAAACGGAAGCGATTTAAATTAAATTTTTCCAGATCATGAATGCGGAAATTCTCAGGCAATGCCACAGCATCGGCACCAATCTTACTGATAATTTCATTAACACCCTGAGCAGAAATAAGGGCATGGATTTGATTAATTGCGGTTGCGTCTAAGTTCTGAGACATAATAAGTCCTCACTATATAAAGATATTCAGTGATGAGATAAATAATCAGTTAATTAAGAACGATATTAATGACCTGCTGCGCGGAGTTTTCCGTCAGGTTCACCGGCAAGAGTCAGTAATTGTCCCTGGTCTTCCTGCAGAATAGTCAGGCGACCACCGCGATTGACATACATCGGCGTTTCGGTGGTGTCTTCTTCGGAAATTTTCCCGCGGTTAGTCGGGCGAACATATGAGAGTTTGTGTTTGATTTTCACACGGTTCTCATCAAATGGTTCGATTTCCAGGTTGAGTGAGACCTTACCTTTGGTTTTCGTGTTCATCACACCGGAAGCGACTTCACTGAGAACTGCGCCGATTTTGGTTTCAAATACGCCGCCGTCCAGCTCCCCGATAAATGCCTGCACATCAGTACTGCGTTCGCTAGCCATTTTGCTGCTCCTCATCATATCGACCCTGCAAGGCCGATTAGTTTCTCCACAAAACAGAGAAGAACACCTGCGGTAGCAGCCGCCCGGATGGATTGGGTTATGAGCCCGTCGTCCGGTGATGCTCTTCTCTGTTTTGTAAAAAGGACGGTACCAGCCGGAAGCAAGGGTACAAACTGGTACCGCCAGGACTACACACAGCATAAAGTTGTGGTGCCGGGTGCCTCCCGGTGCCTGGCGAAGGTTGCACACCAGACGGGTGGGTATCCACAGAAGGTCGACTGTCAGCCTCAACCTTAACCCGCGTGCGCTGAGCCGCATTCACCACAACGCTAAGGATTCTCTTTGGTTGAAAATACTTAGCTGTTATGTGCCTGTCTTTTCACCACTTCAGGCTCGGTGGTATCCTTTTAAGCCCGTATACATAAAAGGAAAATCAAATGACTTTTGATGAAAAAGAACTTGATAATGCAATTAATAAAATCATCGTAACGTCGCTCTTTTCCTGTCTCAGCGACACTCAGCAGAAACAGTTCTACGAATCGGCTTTCAACATGATCGAGCGTTGTTGTTTCTGCGATGCCGACGAGTTACCTGAAAAAATCAGGAAACAGTTGGCTGATGCTCTTCGAGTGCGACTTTCTGACCAATTTTCTGAAATGTGCTCTCCGAATTTGGACAAATAGAAAAAGGCCATTTCCATTCAGGGTCTGATGGAAATACTTCAGCCTGTTCCAAAGCACGGCGTAAAGAGAACACAACTCCAGCCATAATCTGATGTTTCCCATTGGTCCAGCTATCGCCGCTCTGATCTACAGGGGCGGCTATGTCGTATGACCAAACGACTTCACAGTTATTGTTTAAAATCTGGACTTTCATTTCATACACCTGCTTTAACATGAGTGCCTAGTGGCACAACATGACTCAACGAATCATCCTGGACTTCATATGCCCCAGGCGGCTACTTCGTGGGCGTCCTGCCTGTTCGTTGTTTCGCTTGGGTACATTATGTATCTCAAAGGTACATTGTCAAGTATAAAAAAACCTGCCGAAGCAGGTTCATAAACATTGATTAGGCTTTGATTTTGTATCTTCTTGGTTTTCCTGAGAAAATCACTGTACCAATTATAGAGCAATTACCGTTGATCTTAATGTAAGGCTCAGGCCAGTTTGGGTTTAACGCTTTGAGATAACGCTGTGTCCCATCTTCTATCAACCTTTTGAAGGTGGTTTCGCCTGTATCGTGCATCAATGCAATAACGTCGTCACCGTGGCAGGCAGGTACTTCAGGATCGACAAAAATCATGTCTCCCGGGCGGTACTCATCAATCATTGAATCACCTATCACCCGCAAGATATAAGTCATTTCCCCACAGGGTACAGGGCAGGGATACGTTTCTGCTGTGCTCAAATCAACCTCAGAATATCCAACTTCTTTCCATGCTCCGGCCTGTACCCATGATATGACAGGGACTAATGTGATTTGTTTATTAGTGATTGAAACATCAGGTTTTTTTGTGATGTTCGTTGTCTGGTGTTCTTGATCGAGCCATCCGACAGGCAGGTCGAAACATTTTTCGATGTGTCGTGCCATGCTGTCACCGATATTTTTAGTAGCACCATCTCCCATAAACCTGCTGGTCTGGGTTGGCTCGCGATCAATCATAGTGGCAAAGGAAGAATTCCCGCCAACACCATCTCTCAGTTTTCTGGCGTTAGACCGCCGGATGTCATGGATTGTTTTCATAACGAAATTAAAACCCTTGTACCGTTAAGGTACAAGTATCTTGAAGGTTCATTTCAATCATGTAATATGTACACCGGAGGTACATATTGTATGAAAGCGTATTGGGACTCTTTAACCAAAGAACAGCAGGGCGAGTTGGCCGGAAAAGTTGGCTCAACACCTGGCTACTTACGGCTGGTTTTCAATGGCTATAAAAAAGCCAGTTTTGTGCTGGCTAAAAAACTTGAGCAATGCACGTCAGGTGCAATTACGAAATCTGACTTAAGACCGGATATCTATCCGAAAGATTAGCAGAACACTTTCAATTTTTAACCACAGAACGATGAGGCTAACCGTGGGTAAGCATCACTGGAAAATAGAAAAACAGCCTGAGTGGTACGTGAAAGCTGTCAGAAAAACTATCGCGGCGTTGCCGGGTGGTTACGCTGAAGCGGCTGACTGGCTCGATGTAACAGAAAACGCTTTATTCAACCGCCTTCGTGCAGATGGCGATCAGATTTTCCCGCTGGGATGGGCAATGGTTTTACAGCGTGCTGGTGGCACTCACTTCATTGCTGATGCTGTGGCGCAGTCTGCAAATGGCGTCTTTGTGTCTCTTCCTGACGTCGAGGATGTGGACAACGCCGATATCAACCAACGCCTGCTGGAAGTCATTGAACAGATCGGCAGTTATTCAAAACAGATTCGTTCAGCAATTGAAGACGGTGTAGTGGAACCGCATGAGAAGACAGCAATTAACGATGAGCTGTACCTCTCAATTTCGAAGCTGCAGGAGCATGCAGCACTGGTCTACAAAATCTTTTGCGTTTCAGAAAGTAGTGACGCCCGCGAGTGTGCAGCTCCGGGCGCCGTGGCGTGTCGTGACTGTGGAGAAACTAACGCATGAACAGTTTAACAACACACTACCGTCGCTCGCAACTGATTGCGCTTCCTGTACCGGGTGGAAAAGCGAAGGTGGAGTATTGCTATGCAGTAAATGTACCAGGTGACAGGGAAATTGTAACCCACAGCTTTGCAGAGTGGGCTGTGGGTGATTTCAACCGGCAGAAGGAGACAGTCCTTTGCGACAAGTTAACCGCTGGTTCAAAGATCACTACGGAGTGCCCGTCAGAGTCATTCGTTGGGAGCCGGAAACACAACGTGTTATCTACCTCCGCGAAGGCTATGAGCATGAGTGCTTCAGCCCGCTCGAACAGTTTCGTCGTAAATTCAGGGAAATAGAGGTCGGTCATGAGCACTAAATTAACCGGCTATGTATGGGATGGTTGCGCTGCATCAGGCATGAAATTATCCAGCGTGGCAATTATGGCCCGCCTGGCTGATTTCAGTAATGACGAAGGTGTGTGCTGGCCATCAATTGAAACCATTGCCCGCCAGATTGGCGCGGGAATGAGTACCGTCAGAACGGCTATCGCACGGCTGGAAGCAGAAGGCTGGTTAACGCGTAAGGCGCGTCGCCAGGGTAACCGCAATGCGTCGAATGTTTATCAGCTTAACGTTGCGAAGCTTCAGGCAGCGGCATTTTCTCAACTGTCAGATTCTGACCCGTCAAAATCTGACGCATCAAAATCTGACCCGTCAAAATTTGATGCGTCGAAATCTGGCAAAAAAGCGGGTTTTCACCCGTCAGAATCTGGCGGGGATCCGTCAGTAAAATCAAAACATGATCCGTCAGATAAAAAAACTTCTCGTCCGGACGCTTCGCAACCGGACACGCAGACGGCTGAACAGGAGTTTTTAACTCGCCATCCTGATGCGGTTGTATTCAGCCCTAAAAAGCGCCAGTGGGGAACGCAGGATGATTTGACCTGCGCACAGTGGCTCTGGAAAAAAATCATCGCCCTGTACGAGCAGGCCGCCGAATGTGACGGCGAGGTGGTTCGTCCCAAAGAACCGAACTGGACAGCCTGGGCAAACGAAATTCGCCTGATGTGTGTGCAGGATGGTCGTACTCATAAACAAATCTGCGAGATGTACAGCCGCGTCAGTCGCGATCCGTTCTGGTGCCGTAACGTGCTCAGCCCGTCGAAGCTGCGGGAAAAATGGGATGAGCTTTCCCTGCGCTTATCGCCGTCCGTCAGCACGTACACCGAAAAACGCGAAGACCCGTACTTCAAAGCCAGTTACGACAACGTGGACTACAGCCAAATCCCGGCAGGATTCAGGGGGTGAGCATGAGTCTTTTGAATGACGTTCAGAAATTCATTGAAGCCCATCCGGGCTGTACTTCCGGAGATATTGCGGATGCTTTTGCCGGTTACTCACGGCAGCGCGTTCTGCAGTCAGCAAGCAAGTTACGTCAGAGTGGGCGTGTGGCTCACCGTTGTGAAGGAGATACACGCAGACATTTCCCGCGCCTGACTGAGAGAGCGCAGGAACCGGAACCACAACCAGTTCGTGAAACCAGACCTGTGCGCAATTTCTATGTCGGCACTAACGATCCCCGTGTGATTTTGTGCCTGACCCGCCAGGCGGAAGAACTGGAGTCCAGGGGCTTATACCGTCGTGCTGCAACCGTGTGGATGGCGGCATTCCGTGAAAGCCACTCCCAGCCAGAACGAAACAATTTTCTGGCGCGTCGTGAGCGGTGCTTACGGAAAAGCAGCAAGCGCGCTGCATCGGGTGAAGAGTGGTATCTGTCAGGGAATTACGTGGGGGCTTAATGAGTAATAAATATTGCCAGGCGCTGGTGGAACTGCGGAACAAACCAGCCCATGAACTGAAGGAAGTGGGCGATCAGTGGCGCACGCCGGACAACATTTTCTGGGGAATTAACACCCTGTTTGGCCCGTTTGTTCTGGATCTGTTCACTGACGGTGATAACGCCAAATGTGCCGCGTATTACACGGCGGAAGACAACGCGCTGGCGCATGACTGGTCAGAACGTCTTGCGGAGCTTAAAGGTGCTGCCTTTGGTAATCCCCCATACAGCCGCGCCAGTCAGCATGAGGGGCAATACATCACCGGCATGCGTTACATCATGAAACATGCCAGTGCCATGCGTGATAAGGGCGGGCGCTATGTTTTCCTGATCAAAGCTGCCACCAGCGAAGTGTGGTGGCCGGAAGATGCAGATCATATTGCTTTTATTCGCGGGCGTATTGGTTTTGAACTGCCTGTCTGGTTTATCCCGAAAGACGAGAAGCAGGTACCGACAGGAGCTTTTTTCGCTGGTGCTATTGCTGTTTTTGACAAGACCTGGAAGGGACCGGCAATCAGCTACATCGGGCGCGATGAACTTGAGGCATGTGGTGAGGCGTTTCTGGCGCAGGTTCGCCAGCAGGCAGAAAAACTGGTCAGGGAGATGGCGGCATGACGACGTTAACTCAATGCCAGCAGCAGGTGCTGGATATGCTGATTTCTTATCAGAAAGAACGTGGCTTCCCGCCAACCAATCAGGAGGTGGCAACCATGCTGGGATACCGTTCAGTGAATGCAGCGGTGGAGCATCTTCGCGCACTGGAGAAAAAAGGCGTCATCACGATAAAGCGTGGCGTGGCCCGGGGGATCACGCTTCATACCGCGGTGAAGGACGACGACAGCGAGGCGGTCGGGATTATCCGCTCACTGCTTGCCGGTGAGGAAAACGCAAGGCTGCGTGCAACCCACTGGTTACATGAGAGAGGCCTGAAAGCATGAAGCTGATCCTGCCTTTTCCGCCCAGCGTGAACACGTACTGGCGACACCCCAACAAAGGGGCGTTTGCTGGTAAGAGCCTGATAAGCTCGGCGGGGCGAAAATTCCAGAGCGCGGCGTGCGCAGCAATAGTTGAGCAGTTACGTCGTCTGCCGAAACCAACGTCGGCACCTGCTTCAGTGGAGATCGTGTTGTTTCCTCCGGATAACCGGATCCGCGATCTGGACAACTATAACAAGGCGCTGTTTGACGCCCTGACCCATGCGGGTGTGTGGGAAGACGACAGTCAGGTGAAAAGAATGCTGGTGGAGTGGGGACCGGTTATCCCGAAAGGGAAAGTCGAGATCACTATCAGTAAGTACGAGAAAACGGCGGGTGCAGCCGCCTGATCAAGAGGAGAAACGAAGTATGAATAATCTGATGGTCATTGATGGTATTGAAGTTCGTCGTGATGCTTATGGGCGTTACAGCCTGAACGATCTGCATCGCGCAGCAGTAGCATCTGGTGCAAATGCCAGAACCAAGGAGCCGGGAAAGTTTCTTTCCAGCCAACAAACTGTTGAGCTTGTTCATGAATTGACCAACACCCAGAATTTGGGTGTTGACCCAGTGAGTGTGATTCATGGGGGAAATGAACGGGGAACGTATGTCTGCAAGGAACTGGTGTATGCCTATGCAATGTGGATCAGCCCGTCATTCCATCTGAAGGTGATCCGTACTTTCGATATGGTAACCAGCGCACCGGAAAAATTATCCGGACAGGCTGCTGACAAGATGCAGGCTGGCGTGATCCTGCTGGACTTTATGCGCCGGGAGTTAAACCTGTCTAACTCTTCAGTGCTTGGTGCCTGTCAGAAACTCCAGGAGGCTGTTGGCTTACCGAATCTGGCACCGCGCTATGCCATTGATGCTCCTGCTGACGCGCCTGATGGCTCAAGTCGCCCGACACTGTCACTGAGTGCACTGCTGAAACAGTATGGTATCCGCCTTACGGCTAATCAGGCATATCACCAGATGGTGAAGCTGGGGATCGTCGAGCAGCGCGAACGATACAGCCGTACCTCGATTAACAACATCAAAAAATTCTGGTCGCTGACAGCGAAAGGCTGCATGTTCGGCAAGAACATCACCAGTCCCGCAAATCCGCGCGAGACGCAGCCGCATTTCTTCGAATCCCGATTCCCTGAGCTGTTAAAGCTGCTCGATACCGTTCATTGAGGTGACTGTGAGAGCACTACTGACCCCTGAAATTGCCCCGCGTATGGGGATCGTATTGTTCAGACCAGGTTCAGAGCTGATGCCCTTGTTTATGCAGGGGCGTGTCTTGCTGGAGCCTGAGCCGGAACGTTATTCATCTTTCGCCAGTGGTGCCGTTCCGGCGGCATCACAACCGCTGGCGGATGATCCTGCCGTTCGGGCCGTGTTCCGCAATGAGGCAGTGATCCGTCGTGCTGGTGGCGTGGAATGTCTTGAAAGCTGGTTACTTCGTGAAAAAGGCTGCCAGTGGCCTCATTCCGACTGGCACAGCGAGAACATGACAACAATGCGACACGCTCCGGGCGCAATCCGTTTGTGCTGGCACTGCGATAACCAGCTGCGCGATCAGTTCACGGAACGGCTGGAATCAATGGCAACGGATAACAGTGCCCGCTGGGTGTTGTCTGTTGTGCGTCGGGATCTCGGTTTTGATGACAGTCATGTTGTGACAATGCCGGAACTGTGCTGGTGGCTGATTCGTAATGATCTGGCGGATGCCTTACCGGAAAGTGCAGCCCGTAAGGCACTGAGATTACCGAAGCCTGTTGTGCCGTCTGTTACCCGGGAAAGTGACCTTGTGCCTTCGGTTCCTGCCACCAGCATCATCCAGGATAAGGCGAAAAAGGTGCTGGCGCTGAAAGTGGATCCGGAGTCGCCGGAGTCTTTTATGTTACGTCCCAAACGTCGCCGCTGGGTTAATGAAAAGTACACGCGATGGGTTAAGACGCAGCCGTGCGCATGTTGTGGAAAACCTGCTGATGATCCCCACCACCTGATAGGTCACGGTCAGGGTGGAATGGCTACAAAAGCGCATGACCTCTTTGTGTTGCCTTTGTGCAGAAAGCATCACGACGAGCTGCATGCGGATACCGTGGCATTTGAAGAGAAGTATGGCTCCCAACTGGAGCTGATATTTCGTTTTATCGATCGCGCGCTGGCGATTGGTGTGTTGGCCTGATTTGGTGGAGAAAGTTGATGCGTGATATTCAGATGGTTCTGGAGCGTTGGGGAGCATGGGCGGCGAGTGATAGTTCTGGAGTAGACTATTCGCCTATAGCTGCTGGGTTTAAGGGGCTTCTTCCCTACACAAGCAAAACACGTCAGGCTTGTTCAGATAGTGATGCATTAATTATTGAAGGTTGTCTTGCTCGTCTAAAGCAAAAAAAGCCAGATGAGCACTCGCTGCTTGTGGCACATTATTTATACAGAATATCCAAGCGTAAGATTGCAAAGGTGCGTGGAAAGGATGAAAAATTGGTACGCATAGAAATACAACTAGCCGAAGGATTTATTGATGGTTGCCTTTCAATGTTGGATGTTAACCTTGAAATGGACGCTTAGGGTTGCACAGGTTGGCCCCATATGAGGCCAACCTGTCACAAGTGGGGGAAGATTTTTCGTAACACTAACCAACACCTTCCGAAGGTATATAGCGAAATTATAAGGGAGGATAAGCCTAACAGTATGAATAGGAAATCAATAGGTTTGCCCGCAACAATAACATCATCTGGTAGAAACATCGCTATCAATGGAAATATACATGCGACGATGAGAGTTAACCCTGTTGAAAGTAATCGATTTACCAGAGTTGGTAACACGTTGTTTTGCTTAAGGGCATTAATTGCTCCTTCCTTATCGCTGTTTGCACTACTAAATATAGATATTGCAGCCAGAACAAAACCAAACAGGATGCCTGATATAGTCGAGAGCACCCCCGCTGTTGTGAGTACGTCAGCATGCTTCATCGGTTTAAACAGTTTTGTCGCTGCATAGGTCAACAGAATCCAGAGGACGCATTTCCAGAGAAAAGTGGCTAATTCTCTCATTGTGTCCTCCATGCTTGGTTATTAGTCTCTGCTAGCGAGCTCATACTGTGCAAGATAGTTCGCGTTATCAATTTTAGCAGATATCATCGCCGTTCTGATATCAGAATCGGATGGATAACCGCTTTTGACAATGATTGTCTTTGTACTGACCAATACTTGGTCAAGTAGACTTTTGGGCGTTCTATTGGATGGCTCTGTTACATCAATTTTTTTAATTTTTAGACCTCCAGAACCTTTTGGAAAAAGTTCAAGTAGTTCCTTAATAGCATCGGTGACAGAAGTTTTTAGATAGTTAAAACCTTGTTTTTTCGGGCGAATCCGACCTCGCATATTTAATCTTAGATGCGACCCGCCCATACCAACAACCATGTCAATAATTTCATTAGCTAAAGGGTTTTTAATCTTATAATTAGCTTTGTTAAAGTTTCTTGGAGCAGCAACTATAAGATCGAAACTACGTAGGATATTTCCGTCCTCAAGCAGTTCCTTCATGCTCTCTTGTTTCCAAATGGCTTCAAAAGTGACGCTTTTTAAATCAGTTTTGTTATACAAAATGAATGCCAGATCATTTACTTTGGGCCCTATATGGTTGAGGGTCATAGCTAATAAGTCCGTTTCGTAGTAATAGATAAAATATGTTCTTTCAACTACAGAATCTTTATCATTTAAAGGAATTGTTCTCTCACTACCTGTAGCATCCTCGATGAACGGTAGTAGGCATTCCCTTCTCCACGATACGTAACCAAAGTAACATTGCAGTGTGGTATCTTTTTGAAGAATAACTAACTTTAACCCTCGATTTGGGGTGTCTGTTGTGTAAGTTATTGGAAAAGTTACAGTATCTGCTGTGGTCATTTGCTCAAAGGCTAGTTTTGCAGCAGATGTGCCATCTTTTTTGCTTCCATTACCAGTGAAAAAACCAACTCTCACTCGCCTGGTTTTATTCTTATTTTCTGTACTCATTATCGATCCGAAATAATTTTAGCAACCGTGTGAAAAATACAACAAAAAAAAGAGGAAATCATTAGCGCGGTCCGCAAAAAACATTGTAATCTGTTAAGAGTGGTTACTTCGCCACACAGCTTAAACCCGCCGTCGAGCGGGTTTTGTCGTTTCTGTGGCTGGGGATTCGTTGGTCCTGGCCTATTCCGCAGTTCTCCATCGGTTCGGCTTCTTTGATGTTTCCGCTTCTGATTTGCGGTACATGATGTTCCCTCAATTTGCACCTGCTGTATCAGCGAGGTGAGAGATAACTACAAATGCCTCATAACCCAAATACCTGGCTGGAGTTGGTCCAGAGCTGGTGGCGTGGAGACACACCGCTGGGCGCAGTGATTATGTCGATCGTTATGGCTGGCTTGCGCATTGCCTATTTTGGCGGTGGTGGTGGCTGGAAACGAAAAACGCTCGAGATTTTGCTCTGTGGTGCTCTGACGCTGACTTTTGCATCCGCTCTTGAGTATGTCGGATGGCCTAAATCTCTTTCTGTTGCCATTGGTGGCGGCGTTGGGCTGATCGGGGTCGATGCTATTCGTGGGGCTGCAATGAGAGTAATCGGTAATAAGTTTGGTGGCTCTAAGGAGTAATTTATGCAGGTACTAAATTCCCAGCGTAAAGCTTTCCTGGATATGGTGGCATGGTCAGAAGGAACGGATAACGGGCGACAACCGACACGTAACCACGGTTATGACGTTATTGTCGGTGGCGAACTCTTCACTGATTACTCCGATCACCCTCGCAAACTTGTCACGCTAAACCCGAAACTCAAATCAACAGCTGCAGGCCGTTATCAACTTCTTTCACGTTGGTGGGATGCTTACCGCAAGCAGCTTGGGCTGAAAGACTTCTCTCCCAGAAGCCAGGACTCAGTGGCATTACAGCAGATTAAAGAGCGTGGCGCTTTACCGATGATTGATCGCGGCAATATTCGTCAGGCAATCGACCGTTGCAGCAATATCTGGGCGTCTTTACCTGGTGCAGGTTACGGTCAGTATGAACATAAAATTGGCGACCTGATTTCCCGGTTTAAAGAGGCTGGTGGGGTGGTAAATGAAGCTGAGATATAAGCTGGTTATTGTTGCCTTCTTTGTTACCGTCATTGGTTCCTTCATCTGGTCTGCCGGGCATTACTACAGCAAATATCTGCACGAAAAGGAGCGTGCTGATGAGGCTATACGAAATGCTGAATCAGCAACTGCCATTACCCGTAACGTTCTGCAATCACTGCAAATCATCAATACAGTTATAGAGGCTAACCAGCATGCAAAACAGCAGATTGCACTGGAGTCACAGAAAACCCAGGAAGATATCAAAGTGGCTGTTGCGGATGATGATTGTGCTTCACGTCCTGTGCCTGCTGCCGCTGCTGACCGGTTGCGGAAGTACGCGGACAGTTTACGTGAACACTCCGGCGGTACCACTGCCAGCCAGCTTGACTTCTGATACACCTGTACCGTTTATACCCAACCCACTGACGTATGGTGCAAGTCTTGATTTGAATGTAAGTTTGTTATCCGCGTTGGCTCAATGTAATAGGGATAAGTCTGATATCAGAATCATTGATAATCAAAATTGATGTATATTTTTATCGTCATGTAGATAACGAACAAGGTATTCCTCTGATACGTTTCGTTGAATACAGGTCATGGGTAGGCATTGCAATATCGCTTCGAAATTATCTGTGATAATGCTCTTAATTTTGAATGTATGTATTTGGGAAAAGAGATAAAGTAATAGTCTAATTAATGGAGATATCCACAAAACACAAAAGGGACTATTATGCGACCAGATCAATTTTTCTATCCAGATACTTTTACCTTTAATTCATCCACCTATTATGGTCAACGTGACTCATCTAAAGGTCGATTGTATATTCCTATTGAAAGTGACTTATGTCCATTTAATATCGGCGATATCATTGTGCAAAAAATGGTCGACAGGGAAAGACTATTTGAAGTGCTTGATTACGAGGTGCAAATTAGTCTCGAGGCTGGTTGCCCTGGCTACTCACATTTGGCGGTATTGATAGTGAATGCATTGGATGTAAAAGAGAAGCCGAAGCAGATTACGACCCATTTGACGTTTAACGGTGCTATTAATGCTGGTGGTGATTTTCAAGCCGGTAATGACAATTCGATCACAAAGAATATAACCATTCAACAACTACATGATGCTATAGAGCATTGCAATGATCCAGAGGTTAAAAGCCTTTGGCAAAAGCTATTGGAAAATCCGACGTTTGCTTCAATTGCTTCAATATTGGCAAAAAGTGCTTTAGGACAGTAATTCATCAAGCCCCATTCAATATGGGGTTTTTATGCTTATTACAAAGAGTTTTCTTCAATGCCACCACGAACTCCAAAAGCCTGCCGTGTTCGCGGGTGCCGCCGTACCACCACTGACCCGTCAGGTTATTGCGAAAGCCACAAAAGCGAAGGCTGGAAGCAATACAAGCCAGGACAATCCCGTCATCAGCGCGGCTACGGTTCGAAGTGGGACGTTATCCGCGCGCGTGTGCTGAAACGTGACAAAGGTTTATGTCAGTTATGTCTGCGCGCTGGTGTGGTGCGTGAGGCGAAAACTGTTGACCACATCATCCCTAAAGCGCATGGCGGCACTGATGCCGACTGTAATCTGCAGAGTCTGTGCTGGCCGTGTCATAAGGCGAAGACGGCCCGTGAACGGTTGAAGTGATAATAATTCTCAACTGCCTGAGGGGAGGGGCGGGTCAAATCCCTGCGGCCTGACGTCTTCCGGACTGCCCGCCCCATCGTTTTTTTATACCCGCGAAAAATGAAATTTAACCAGGAGTGCCGCATATGGCTGGAACGGCGGGGCGTTCCGGGCGTCGCCCCAAGCCAACGGCGCGCAAGGCGCTGGCCGGAAACCCCGGCAAGCGAGCCCTGAATAAAGATGAACCTGTTTTTACGCCCATCAAAGGTGTTGAGCCACCGGAATGGTTCGCTGAAGAAGATCTCCCTCTCGCTACGATCATGTGGCAACTGACAACTAAAGAACTCTGCGGTCAGGGCCTGCTGTGCGTGACTGACCTCGCGGTGCTTGAGCGGTGGTGCGTGGCCTATGAGTTCTGGCGACGTGCCGTGAAAAATATTGCCAGCCAGGGCAACACCATTACCGGTGCAATGGGCGGTATGGTCAAAAACCCGGAGCTGACCGCCAAGAAAGAACAGGAGTCCGAGATGAGCAGCACGGGGGCAATGCTCGGACTCGACCCCAGCAGCCGCCAGCGTCTGATTGGCCTGGCGGGGAAGAAGAAAGCCACTAACCCGTTTCTGACAATCTGAAAATCATCGAATCATGAGCCGGAAATCTTACCCCAACGTAAATGCTGCCAATCAGTATGCCCGGGATGTCGTGCGCGGAAAGATTGTGGCCTGCCAGTTTGTGATTCAGGCCTGCCAGCGCCATCTTGATGACCTGATGGCGGAAAAAAGTAAGTCGTTTCGTTACCGCTTCGACAAGGATCTGGCTGAACGGGCCGCNTTCCACGCAGATTATGCCGCTTCAGTTGCGCCTGATAATCTGCTGAACAGTACTGGCCTCCACGGTCCGTGTGAACGATAACGTTCCGGGGCCTCTTACGCCGCCACAGCGCCATCTGCAGGGCATCGCAGGCCAGTTGCGCCGTCATGCGTGGCGACATTGACCAGCCAATAACGGCACGTGACCACAGGTCAATGACCACTGCCAGATACAGCCAGCCTTCATCTGTACGTAAGTACGTGATGTCTCCTGCCCACTTCTGGTTCGGGCCACTGGCGTAAAAATCCTGCTCCAACAGATTTTCTGACACAGGCAGGCCGTGTGCGCGGTAGCTGACCGGGCTGAACTTCCGGGAGGCCTTTGCCCTCAGTCCCTGACGGCGCAGGCTTGCCGCCACGGTTTTTACGTTAAAGGGGTAACCCTGAGCACGCAGTTCATCCGTCAGGCGTGGGGCACCGTAACGCTGTTTTGACCGGGTAAAAGCCGCGAGGACAACGCTGTCGCAGTGTTGGCGGAACTGCTGACGCGTGCTTATCCTTGTCCGCCGCTGACACCACGTATACCAGCCGCTGCGGGCCACCCGGAGCACGCGGCACATTGCTTTGATGCTGAACTCAGCCTGATGTTTTTCAATAAAGACATACTTCATTTCAGGCGCTTCGCGAAGTATGTCGCGGCCTTTTGGAGGATAGCCAGCTCTTCATCCCGTTCTGCCAGCTGGCGTTTGAGACGTGCAATCTCGGTAGACATCTCCAGTTCACGTTCAGAAGACGTCTGCTGATTTTGCTGTTTACTGCGCCAGTTGTAGAGCTGTGATTCATACAGGCTGAGTTCACGGGCTGCGGCAGTAACACCGATGCGTTCAGCAAGCTTCAGGGCTTCACTGCGAAATTCAGGCGAATGCTGTTTACGGGGTTTTTTACTGGTTGATACTGTTTTTGTCATGTGAGTCACCTCTGACTGAGAGTTTACTCACTTAGCCGCGTGTCCACTATTGCTGGGTAAGATCACTCATCACGTATTTGTGTTTCATGTTTGCGATTGTAGAAGTAGCCATTCAGTTCATTTAACTTTTTATGCATCCTATCGTGACTAATTGCTTCGATCAGTAAATCCTGAATCATACTTTTCTCTAGGTAATCCGAACGGTTGTAAGTGACAGTATTGTGCTGGCATGTCATTAATATGTAAAGGTATTGTGAATGCCAGAAAGATAACGAAGTATCATCGATAGAAAAACTTTACAGCCCACTCGTAAACAGCTTTGTAAATCGGTTCATGGTAAATACTATCGATACTATTCAGATGTGCGATCATCGCCTCCACAGTTGTAGTGGTTGTTTCTAATATTTCGATTATTGCAGGGCGGTCATCATCTTCATCGAAGTATTCGAACAGCAGTACAGGTTTACCATGCAATTCAGCATCTGAGACTCTAAGGTTACAACTACCGCTCAACTCAAAGTGAATTTTGTAATTACCTTCTACAGAATGGCCTACGGGGAAAAAGTATAGGGTGTCATCTTTGTTCAAAAGCCATGCCCATTCATAACTATTCATTTGTGAACTCCTGTTCATTGAGTTTCAACAACTATCAACTACATCCAGCGAAGCATAAAAGATCGTTTATGGCAAAACCGGAATGGAGTGCGATTCGATTCTGAGAAGGGTGCCACGTATCGTACGCGAACCATCCAAGAGGATTATGCAATGCCCCCACGAACCCCAAAAGCCTGCCGCGTTCGCGGCTGCCGCCATACCACCACTGACTCGTCAGGCTATTGCGAAAGCCACAAAAGCGAAGGCTGGAAGCAATACAAGCCAGGCCAGTCCCGACACCAGCGCGGTTATGGTTCGAAATGGGATGTTATCCGTGAACGTGTGCTCAAGCGTGACAAAGGCCTGTGCCAGTTGTGCCTGCGTGCTGGTGTGGTGCGCGAGGCGAAAACCGTTGACCACATCATCCCTAAAGCGCATGGCGGCACTGATGCCGACTGTAATCTGCAGAGTCTGTGCTGGCCGTGTCATAAGGCGAAGACGGCCCGTGAACGGTTGAAGTGATAATAATTCTCAACTGTCTGAGGGGAGGGGCGGGTCAAATCTCTGCGGCCTGACGTCTTCAGGACTGCCCGCCCCATCGTTTTTTTATACCCGCGAAAAATGAAATTTAACCAGGAGTGCCGCATATGGCTGGAACGGCGGGGCGTTCCGGGCGTCGCCCCAAGCCAACGGCGCGCAAGGCGCTGGCCGGAAACCCCGGCAAGCGAGCCCTGAATAAAGATGAACCTGTTTTTACGCCCATCAAAGGTGTTGAGCCACCGGAATGGTTCGCTGAAGAAGATCTCCCTCTCGCTACGATCATGTGGCAACTGACAACTAAAGAACTCTGCGGTCAGGGCCTGCTGTGCGTGACTGACCTCGCGGTGCTTGAGCGGTGGTGCGTGGCCTATGAGTTCTGGCGACGTGCCGTGAAAAATATTGCCAGCCAGGGCAACACCATTACCGGTGCAATGGGCGGTATGGTCAAAAACCCGGAGCTGACCGCCAAGAAAGAACAGGAGTCCGAGATGAGCAGCACGGGGGCAATGCTCGGACTCGACCCCAGCAGCCGCCAGCGTCTGATTGGCCTGGCGGGGAAGAAGAAAGCCACTAACCCGTTTCTGACAATCTGAAAATCATCGAATCATGAGCCGGAAATCTTACCCCAACGTAAATGCTGCCAATCAGTATGCCCGTGATGTCGTGCGCGGAAAGATTGTGGCCTGCCAGTTTGTGATTCAGGCCTGCCAGCGCCATCTTGATGACCTGATGGCGGAAAAAAGTAAGTCGTTTCGTTACCGCTTCGACAAGGATCTGGCTGAACGGGCCGCCAAATTTATTCAGCTGTTGCCGCACACCAAGGGTGAGTGGGCATTCAAGAGGATGCCCATCACGCTGGAGCCGTGGCAGCTCTTTGTGATCTGCTGCGCGTTTGGCTGGGTCAATAAAGGCTCCCGGCTGCGCCGCTTCCGTGAGGTGTATACCGAAATCCCCCGTAAGAACGGCAAATCGGCAATCTCTGCCGGTGTCGCCCTGTATTGTTTTGCCTGTGATAACGAGTTCGGCGCGGAAGTGTATTCCGGTGCCACGACGGAGAAACAGGCATGGGAAGTCTTTCGTCCGGCAAGACTGATGTGTAAACGCACACCCATGCTGACGGAAGCGTTCGGGATTGAGGTTAACGCCTCAAACATGAACCGTCCGGAGGATGGCGCGCGGTTTGAACCGCTGATCGGCAACCCCGGTGATGGTTCATCACCCCACTGTGCCGTGGTGGATGAATATCACGAGCACGCCACCGATGCGCTTTATACCACAATGCTTACCGGGATGGGGGCGCGACGTCAGCCACTGATGTGGGCCATCACCACCGCCGGGTACAACATTGAGGGGCCGTGCTACGACAAGCGGCGGGAAGTCATCGAGATGCTCAACGGCTCGGTGCCTAACGATGAACTGTTCGGGATCATCTATACCGTTGATGAAGGTGACGACTGGACCGACCCGCAGGTGCTGGAAAAAGCCAATCCAAATATTGGCGTATCGGTTTATCGCGAATTTTTGTTAAGTCAGCAGCAGCGTGCGAAAAATAACGCCCGTCTGGCAAACGTCTTTAAAACAAAACACCTCAATATCTGGGTGTCGGCACGTTCGGCGTATTTCAACCTGGTGAGCTGGCAGAGCTGCGAGGATAAATCACTGACCCTTGAGCAGTTCGAGGGGCAGCCGTGCATTCTGGCCTTTGACCTGGCGCGTAAGCTGGATATGAACAGCATGGCGCGACTTTATACCCGCGAGATTGACGGTAAAACGCATTACTACAGTGTGGTCCCGCGCTTCTGGGTACCGTATGACACGGTGTACAGCGTCGAGAAAAATGAAGATAGACGGACAGCCGAACGCTTTCAGAAATGGGTGGAAATGGGCGTCCTGACCGTTACCGATGGTGCAGAGGTGGATTATCGCTACATCCTCGAAGAGGCCAAAGCGGCGAACAAAATCAGCCCGGTCAGTGAGTCACCCATCGACCCCTTCGGGGCGACCGGGCTGTCACATGACCTTGCTGATGAAGATCTGAATCCCGTCACTATCGTCCAGAACTTCGCCAATATGTCCGATCCGATGAAAGAGCTGGAAGCAGCGATTGAATCGGGACGCTTTCATCATGACGGCAATCCCATCATGACCTGGTGTATCGGCAATGTGGTCGGCAAAAACATGCCAGGTAACGATGATTTAGTGAAGCCCGTCAAGGAGCAGGCGGAAAACAAAATCGATGGTGCGGTTGCACTGATTATGACGATCGGTCGGGCAATGCTCAAAGAACCTGACGATTTCCTCTCATCTCTTGATCCGGACGATGATCTCTTAATTCTATGAAATCACTAATTGCTGATGTTATCGGGCTGGCTGGTTTTGGCCTGCTTACGTGCGGGGTTTACCTGCAGTTTGGTATGGCTCCGGCTCTGATTTTGTCCGGTGCTTTACTGCTGGTGGGCGCACTGGCTATGGTCAGAAGGGGGACGCGTGCTGCTTGATGCTCTGTTCAGAAGTAAATCACTGGAGAATCCTTCCACCCCGATAACCGGGGATGCCGTTGATACTGATGGGCTGTTCCGGGCTGACGTTTATGTCAGTCCTGAGACTGCGATGAAACTGGCTGCGGTGTATTCCTGTATCTATGTCCTGTCTTCCAGCCTTGCCCAGATGCCGTTGCATGTTATGCGCAGGCACAAGGGGAAGGTTGAACCCGCACGCGATCATCCTGCGTTTTATCTGGTTCATGATGAGCCCAATACCTGGCAAACCAGCTACAAATGGCGCGAACTGAAGCAACGTCACATCCTTGGCTGGGGGAATGGGTATACCTGGGTGAAACGTAATCGTCGCGGTGAAGTCATATCCCTGGATTGCTGTATGCCGTGGGAAACGACGCTGATGAATACTGGTGGCCGATATACCTACGGTTTGTACAACGAATATGGGGCGTTTGCGATCAGTCCGGACGATATGATCCACATCCGTGCGCTGGGTAATAATCAGAAGATGGGGCTGAGTCCGATTATGCAACATGCCGAAACAATAGGCATGGGGATGAGCGGTCAGAAGTACACAGAAAGCTTCTTCAGCGGTAATGCCCGTCCGGCGGGGATAGTATCCGTTAAAAGCGGACTCAATAAGGAAAGCTGGGGCTGGCTTAAAGATCAGTGGCAGAAGGCATCGCAGGCGTTACGCCGCCAGGAAAACAAAACCATGCTGCTGCCAGCCGATCTGGATTACAAGGCACTGACTGTGTCGCCAGTTGACGCTCAGATCATTGACATGATGAAGCTGAACCGTTCAATGATCGCCGGTATTTTCAATATTCCTGCGCACATGATTAATGACCTCGAAAAAGCCACCTTCTCCAATATTTCTGCGCAGGCGATTCAGTTTGTCCGCTACACGATGATGCCGTGGGTGACGAACTGGGAGCAGGAGCTTAACCGTCGCTTGTTTACCCGCGCTGAGTTAGCCGCCGGGTATTACGTCAGGTTCAATCTGACGGGGCTTTTACGCGGAACTCCGCAGGAGCGCGCGCAATTCTATCACTTCGCTATTACCGATGGATGGATGAGCCGTAATGAGGCCCGCGCATTCGAGGATATGAATCCGGTTGAAGGGCTGGACGAGATGCTGGTAAGCGTGAATGCTGCTAACCCGGCAGGAGATTTTAAGCCCCCAAAAAACGATGAGGGAAAAACCAATGAATGACCGTGAAATCCGTTGTTACAGCGGTGAGGTGCGTGCTGAGAGGCATGACGATAACCCGGCGCACATTATCGGTTATGGATCGGTGTTTGACTGTCGTTCTGAGCTGATATTCGGTTCATTCCGCGAAATCATCCGGCCCGGCGCTTTTGACGATGTGCTTGGTGATGATGTACGCGCACTGTTTAACCACGATCCTAATTTTATTCTTGGGCGTAGTGCAGCAGGCACGCTGAATCTTTCAGTTGATGAGCGCGGATTACGCTATGACATCCAGGCTCCGGAGACACAGACCATTCGTGATCTGGTGCTGGCCCCGATGCAACGTGGAGATATTAACCAGTCATCTTTCGCTTTCCGTGTCGCCCGTGACGGTGAGGAGTGGTATCAGGATGAGGATGGGGTTGTTATTCGCGAGATAACCCGCTTTTCCCGTCTGCTGGATGTCAGTCCTGTGACATATCCTGCCTATCAGGAGGCTGACTCGGCTGTTCGCTCCATGAAAGCATGGCAGGAGGCGCGCAACAGCGGCGCGCTACAGAAAGCCATTAATCAACGTATGGCGCGTGAACGCGTCCTGACCCTTCTTAACGCGTAAAGGAAACATCATGAAACTGCATGAACTGAAACAGAAACGTAATACTATCGCAACTGACATGCGCGCCCTGAATGAAAAAATTGGTGATAACGCATGGACGGAAGAGCAGCGCACTGAGTGGAACAAAGCAAAATCCGAACTGGAAGCGCTTGATGAACGAATTGCACGCGAAGAAGAACTGCGTCGTCAGGATCAGGCGTACATTGAAAGCAATGAGGAAGAGCAGCGTCAGAATCTTGATCCGGAAAACAATCCACAACAGGATGAGAAACGAGCTCAGGTTTTTGATAAGTGGATGCGTCACGGTGCCAGTGAGCTGACATCAGAAGAACGAAAGGCGTTGCGTGAACTTCGTGCCCAGGGTGTAGCTCAGGATGAAAAGGGCGGATATACCGTACCAGAAACATTCCTGGCGAAAGTTGTTGAGAAGATGAAATCCTACGGTGGCATCGCCAGTGTGGCGCAGATTCTGACCACTTCTGACGGTCGCACTATGGAGTGGGCAACAGCTGATGGTACTTCCGAAGTTGGTGTTCTGCTGGGCGAAAATGAAGAAGCCGGTGAAGAAGACACCGATTTCGGTATGGGAAGCCTTGGGGCGCTCAAAATGACATCGAAAATAATTCGTGTGTCTAATGAGTTGCTGCAGGACAGTGCGATCGATATGGAAGCTTATCTTGCCCGTCGCATTGCTGAACGTATTGGTCGTGGTGAAGCCCGTTATCTGATTCAGGGGACGGGGGCTGGTACGCCTAAACAACCCAAAGGGCTGGCAGCATCAGTGACCGGCACAACACAGACTGCCGCGGCAAATGCGGTGAAGTGGCAGGAAATTCTGGCTCTGAAACACAGCATTGATCCTGCATATCGTCGCGGACCGAAATTCCGCCTGGCGTTTAACGATAATACGCTGAAACTGATCAGTGAGATGGAAGACGGTCAGGGACGCCCTTTATGGTTGCCGGATATTGTTGGTGTGGCACCTGCTTCAGTGTTGAATGTACCGTATGTCATTGATCAGGAAATTGATGATATCGGGGCGGGTAAAAAATTCATGTTCTGTGGTGACTTTGATCGCTTCATTATCCGTCGTGTGCGATACATGATTCTTAAACGTCTGGTTGAGCGTTACGCGGAATATGATCAGACCGGTTTTCTGGCCTTCCATCGTTTTGACTGTATCCTGGAAGACACCTCTGCCATTAAAGCGCTGGTGGGGAAAGGTAGCGTTGGTGGTTGATTAGTCTTTTTACGTAATACAGCACGCCGCGTAATGCGGTTTTTTTGTGCCCGCGTTCTGGCGGGCACAGGAGGTTTTATGCTGTTAAAAATGGAAGAGATTAAGCTTCAGCTTCGTCTGGATGATGATTTCTCTGATGAAGATGAGTTGCTTGAACTGCTTGGGAAGGCCGCTCAGAGTCGGACGGAAAACTTCCTTAACCGTACGTTGTATGCAACCGCAGATGACAGGCCTGCGGATGATTCTGATGGGCTTGTGATATCTGATGATGTGAAGCTTGCGCTCCTGCTACTTGTCAGCCATTTCTACGAAAACCGCTCAACGGTTACAGACGTTGAGAAAATGGAGTTGCCAATGAGTTTTAACTGGTTGGTTGCTCCTTATCGCCTTATACCACTATGAAAATTCGTCAGGCGCAGACCAGCGCAACCTACATTCTGCCGGACCCCGGCGAACTGAATAAACGCGTCCTGATCCGCCAGCGGGTGGATATGCCCGCGGATAACTTTGGCGTGGAGCCTCAATACCCGGTTGCGTTCCGGGCATGGGCGAAGGTTATCCAGACCAGTGCCACCACCTGGCAGGAAACCGCGCAGACCGGAGATGCCATCACCCATTACATCACCATTCGCTACCGCCGGGGGATCACTGCTGATTATGAGGTGGTCTGTGATGACCGTGTGTACCGGGTGAAACGTCAGCGTGATCAGAACGGGGCGCGGCGCTTTCTGCTGCTGGAGTGTACGGAACTGGGCGCCGAAGAACAAATGGGAGGGCGCAGTGGATCAGACAGCATTTTTACACGTTGATTTCAAACAACCGGAGGAGATGGAGTTTAACCGTGCCAGGCTCCGAAGGGCATTTGTTCAAATCGGGCGTGTCTATATGCGTGATGCCCGGCGGCTGGTGATGCGACGTGGTCGGTCTGCTCCAGGTGAAAACCCCGGCTATCAGACCGGACGACTTGCGCGTTCTATAGGTTATTACGTCCCCCGTAAAAGCTCCCGTCGTTCTGGCCTGATGGTCAGGATTTCCCCTAACCAGAAAAACGGGCAGGGTAACCGGCGTTTTCCTGAAGGTTCTGCGTATTATCCGGCGTTTCTGTATTACGGTGTGCGTCATGCCGCATACGGGATGAGCAAAAAGGATAAGCGCCAGAAAAAGCAGCATTCATCCCGCTGGCGGCTGGCACCACGTAATAACTTTATGGCTGATGTCATCGACCAGCGTCGTTACTGGACACAAAAGTTACTGTCCCGTGAGTTACAGCGGTCATTACGTCCTGTAAGAAGGAAAAAAACATGAAACTGACTCCTGTTATTGCTGCGCTGCGTGCCCGCTGTCTGTATTTTGAAAACCGGGTGGCAGGCGCGGCACAGTTCAAAAATCTGCCGGAGGTCGGAAAGCTGAGACTCCCGGCGGCATATGTTGTACCGGGTGATGATTCTCCGGGAGAAAACAAAAGCCAGACCGACTACTGGCAGGAGCTGAAAGAGGGCTTCTCCGTGGTTGTCATACTGAGTAACGGGCGTGATGAGCGCGGTCAGTTTGCCTCGTATGATGTGGTGGACGATGTCCGGCAAATGCTCTTTAAGGCCCTGCTGGGCTGGAACCCGGAAGCGTGCGGTAATCCGATTACCTATGACGGTGGCACGCTGCTGGATCTGAATCGTCATGAGCTGATTTATCAGTTCGATTTTTCGGTCATCAGCGAGCTGACCGAAGACGATACCCGCCAGCAGGATGATCTGAACAGTCTGGATGAACTGCGAACGCTGGCGATTGATGTTGATTATCTCGATCCCGGTAACGGGCCTGACGGCGATATCGAACATCACACCGAAATAACCCTTCCTTCCTGAGAATCTTCATGTTTGTGAAACCTGTTAAAGGGCGGTCAGTTCCTGACCCTGCCCGCGGCGACCTTTTGCCCGCCGAGGGGCGAAATGTTGATGAGAACAACTACTGGCTGCGCCGTGAAGCAGCGGGTGATATCCGGCGCGTGAATGAAAAGGTGAATACCGATGACGATAAGCTTTAACTCCATTCCGTCGAATACGCTGGTTCCGATTTTTTATGCGGAAATGGATAACTCGGCGGCGAATACTGCACAGGACAGCGGAGCATCGCTGCTGATTGGTCATGCCAATAACGGTGCAGAGATTGTTGCCAACAGTCTGGTGCTGATGCCATCGGCAGACTATGCACGCCAGATTTGTGGTGCGGGAAGTCAGTTGTCGCGTATGGTCGAGGCTTATCGCCAGACCGACCCGTTTGGTGAACTGTATGTGATTGCCGTTCCTGAATCCACGGGCGCGGCGGCAACAGTTACGCTGACGGTGACCGGAGCGGCAACCGAAACCGGCACGGTGAATGTTTATGTGGGACGTACCCGCGTGCAGGCACCGGTGACCAACGGCGATAACGTCGCGACGATTGCCAGCAGTATCAAAGATGCCATCAATGCCGTTCCGACCCTGCCGTTTACTGCCTCATCTTCGGCAGGCGTGATCACACTGACCGCGCGTCATAAGGGGCTTTGCGGGAATGAAATTCCTGTCAGCCTCAATTACTACGGCTTTGGTGGGGGCGAAGTGCTGCCAGCGGGCGTACAGATTGCCGTGGCGACGGGTACCGCCGGAACGGGCGCTCCTGTTCTCACCGGCGCGGTGGCTGCAATGGCGGATGAGCCGTTTGATTATATCGGCCTGCCGTTCAACGACACGGCCTCCGTTAACACGCTGGTGACCGAGATGAACGATACCAGCGGTCGCTGGAGCTATGCGCGTCAGCTGTATGGTCATGTGTATACGGCAAAGATCGGCACGCTGTCAGAACTGGTGACCGCAGGTGACCAGTTTAACCAGCAGCACATTACCCTGGCGGGATACGAAAAAGAGACCCAGACGCCTGCCGACGAGCTGGCGGCAAGCCGTACCGCCCGCGCAGCAGTGTTTATTCGCAACGATCCGGCACGTCCCACGCAGACCGGTGAGCTGGTGGGTATGCTGCCTGCGCCGAAGGGGAAACGGTTCACGATGACCGAACAACAGACCCTGCTGTCGCATGGCGTGGCAACGGCGTATGTCGAAAGCGGGGTGCTGCGCATTCAGCGTGATGTCACCACGTACAGGAAAAATGCTTACGGTGTTGCGGATAACAGCTACCTCGACAGCGAGACGCTGCATACCAGCGCGTATGTGCTGCGCAAACTGAAATCCGTCATTACCAGTAAGTACGGGCGTCACAAGCTTGCCAGCGACGGTACCCGCTTTGGTCCCGGTCAGGCGATTGTCACACCGGCGGTGATCAAAGGGGAACTGCTGACAACCTACCGTCAGCTTGAGCGTGCGGGGATCGTGGAAAACTACGAACTGTTTAAGCAGTACCTGGTTGTGGAGCGTGATGCCAGCGATCCGAACCGCCTGAACACGCTGTTCCCGCCTGACTATGTTAACCAGTTGCGTGTCTTTGCCGTGGTTAACCAGTTCCGTCTTCAGTATTCAGAGGAGTCTGCATAATGGCCCGTATCGGGGGAACCTGTTATTTCAAAATTGACGGTCAACAGCTATCGCTGACCGGCGGCATTGAGGTGCCCATGAACAGGACGGTCAATGATGACATCATCGGCCTGGACGGTTCAGTGGACCGCAAGGAAACTCACCGTGCGCCTTATGTCAAAGGGACTTTCAAGGTACCGAAGAATTTTCCGGTGAGCAAAATCACCTCGTCTGATGAGATGACCATCACTGCCGAGCTGGCGAACGGTCAGGTCTATGTATTGTCGTCTGCCTGGCTGCACGGTGAAGCGAACCATAATGCCGAAGAAGGCACGGTCGATATTGAATTTCACGGTGAAGAAGGGGATTACCAGTGATTGAGCTTGTACTTAAAAAACCGATCATCGCCCACAAAGAAACACTGCATGTGTTGGAAATACGTGAGCCTACGTATGACGAGATTGAGGCGCTGGGGTTCCCTTTCTCTGTTTCGCCTGATGGTGGTATGAAAATGGACAGTCAGGTGGCGCTGAAATATATCCCGCTTCTGGCCGGGATCCCGCGCTCGTCTGCAGCGCAGATGACGAAGCTGGATATTTTCAAGGCAGGCATGATTGTAATGCGTTTTTTTACCGGCTTGGAGACGGAAGAGACCTCCGGAAGCGATTCTACAATGTCGCGTGGTTCTGGAAATTAAACCCCCTTGAACTTCGCCGGACGGCTATTTCTCACTTTGCTGATCTGGAGGCAGAGGCCGTCCGTATAAATGAGGAGATGAAGCATGGCTGATAATTTTCAGCTGAAAGCCATCATCACCGCCGTTGACAGGCTATCCGGCCCGCTTAAAGGTATGCAGCGTCAGCTTAAGGGATTTCAGAAAGAAGTCTCCAGCCTTGCTCTGGGCGCTGCCGGGGCTGGTACTGCAATAATGGGGGCACTGGCACTCCCTGTAAAATCAGCCATCACCCTTGAATCGAAGATGGCTGATGTCCGCAAAGTGGTGGACGGTCTGGATACGCCGGATGCATTTAAGGCCATGACGGAGCAGGTACGCGCTTTGTCTACAGAGCTTCCCATGTCTGCAGACGGGATCGCGGAAATTGTGGCGGCTGGCGGTCAGGCCGGGATTGCACGTGATGAACTGATGCAGTTTGCCACTGATGCGGTGAAGATGGGCGTGGCCTTTGATACAACGGCTGAAGAGTCCGGGCAGATGATGGCCCAGTGGCGTACTGCGTTTAATATGACACAGGATGAAGTGGCTGGGCTGGCTGACAAAATCAACTACCTTGGTAATACCGGCCCGGCGAATGCGAAGAAAATCTCCGATATTGTTACGCGTATTGGTCCTTTAGGTGGTGTTGCTGGTGTGGCTTCCGGCGAAATCGCGGCGATGGGGGCAACCATTGCCGGGATGGGCGTGGAGTCAGAAATTGCCGCCACAGGGATCAAGAACTTCATGCTTTCCCTGACCGCGGGAAATTCCGCGACAAAATCGCAGAAACAGGCATTGCGTTTTCTGCGGATCAATCCGAAGAAATTAGCTACTGATATGCAGAAAGATGCCCGGGGCACCATGCTGTCTGTACTGGATGCGATGGCTAAAGTGCCTAAAGAAAAACAGGCAGCTGTGCTGAATGCCCTGTTCGGGAAAGAGTCTCTGGGCGCGATAGCACCTCTGCTGACTAACCTTGATTTGTTGCGTACCAACTTCAGGCGGGTTGCGGATTCCCAGCAATATGGCAGTTCGATGCAGAAGGAATATGCTTCGAGGGCAGCGACGACGGAAAACCAGCTTTTACTTCTGCAAAATCAACTTGATGCCATTTCTTCCACGCTGGGGGAAACGTTTCTTCCTGAGGTTAATGATGGTCTTGAAGCGGTAAAACCGCTCCTTGAGGAAGTGAGAACGTTTGTCCGTGAAAACCCGGAGCTCGTTAAGACCATTGCTAAAATCGGTCTGGCCTTACTGACGGTGGGAGCCGCTGCAGGCTCTTTGTCCAGAATTATGAAAGTTCTCGGCGGTGTGATGAATATGACGCCTGCTAAGGGGCTGATTGCTCTTCTGGTTGGTGGCGCTTACCTCATTATTGATAACTGGGAAACCGTAGGTCCTGTCATAAAAAAAGTCTGGCACGTGGTGGATGAAACGGCGCAGGCGATGGGGGGATGGGAAACTGTTCTGAAAGCGATTGCCCTGTTTATGGCAACCAAATGGGTTGCTGACGTTACCAAATCCATTACCGCAGTGACCAGAGAGATGCGTACGCTGGGGAAGGTATCGGCAGAAACGGGATTGATGGGGAAAGGCCGCGGCTTTATCGGGAAGGCCGGGGTATATGGTTTTCTGGGAACCCTGATGTATGAGCCGGTTAAAGATACTCTGGAAAGTGTTGTTCCTGAAGATACGGTTAACTGGCTGGATAATAAAGGGCTGTTTCTGGCTTCAGACTGGACGCCTTTTTTTGATCGTAAAGAGTACGAGCAGTATCAGGCCAGCCTGAGTCAGTACAAACCCAATGTTCCGCTGTTGAATCCATCTTCTTCCATGACACAGCACAGCGAGCTGAAAGTCACGTTCGAGAATGCTCCGCCAGGTATGAAGATAATTGATGTACCGGGCAAAGCCGATCCCCTGATGAAAATCACGCACGATGTGGGGTATTCCCCTTTTCGTTTTCCACGATAACGCAGTCCTTTTTGAGGTCAGTCTATGGATTTATCCTCATTTCCCACCCGACCTTCATTACTTTCGTCGTCTTCAGGCTGGCGTGACAGACTTCAGGACGCGTCATTTCGCGGCGTGCCGTTTAAGGTTGAAGAAGAAAGTGCGGGAACCGGTCGCCGTGTGGAAACACATGAATACCCGAACCGCGACAAACCCTATACCGAAGACCTGGGGAAAATCACTTTTCGCCCGTCCATCACGGCTTATGTGGTGGGAGATGACTGCTTTGACCAGCGCGATCGCCTGATTGAAGCGCTGAATAAACCCGGTCCCGGCACGCTTGTCCACCCGACATATGGTGAGCTGAAAGTCTGTGTTGACGGGGAAGTTCGGGTCAGCACATCGAAAAGTGAAGGGCGTATTGTCCGCTTTGACCTGAAGTTTGTCGAAGCAGGAGAACTCTCTTACCCCACATCAGGTGCGGCGACGGCGCAGACGCTGATGTCATCCTGTTCTGCACTGGATGACTGCATCAGTGACAGCTTCAGCGGTTTCAGTATCGATGGTGTGGCGGATTTCGTGCAGAAAGACGTTATCGGTAATGCCAGCATAATGCTGGGGTATGTTTCTGATGCGATGAAAGTGGTGGATTCTGCCGTATCGGATGCCGCCAGGCTGTTGCAGGGGGATATCTCGGTACTTCTGCCGCCGCCATCGTCAGGCAAAAATTTCGTTGAGCAGGTGCAGAAAATGTGGCGTACCGGGAAACGCCTTTATGGTAACGCCAGCGACCTGGTCACCATGATCAAAACGCTTTCCGGTGTCAGCCTCGGCAGCGATCTGCAACCGCGCGGCGTCTGGAAAACGGACAGTAAAACCACCGCCACGGCGACGCAGCAGCGTAACGTGGTTGCCAGCACCCTTCGTACGACCGCAATCAGCGAAGCGGCGTATGCCGTCACCCGATTGCCTGCGCCAACAACTTCCGCGGTGATGCAGAATTCCGCAGTGGGGCAGGCAACAACACCTGCGCAGAGCACTGGCTGGCCTTCCGTCACGCATCCGGCACTGAACAATGCACCGGCGGTGAAAAACACGGTTGACCTGCCGACGTGGGAAGAACTGACTGACATTCGCGACACACTGAATACGGCAATTGATAAGGAATTGTCCCGTACAACCAGTGATGCGCTGTTTCTGGCGCTGCGCCGGGTGAAAGCAGATCTGAATGCGGATATCAACACGCGCCTTGAACAGTCTGCACGGATCATTCAGCGCACACCGGATGAGGTTTTACCCGCGCTGGTGCTGGCGGCGACCTGGTTTGATAACGCGGCGCGTGACGCGGACATTATCCGGCGTAATGCCATTACGCATCCCGGCTTTGTGCCGGTGATCCCTCTGAAGGTGCCAGTGCAATGAACGACAATGTCACGCTACGGGTAAATGGCCGGGAGTGGAATGGCTGGACATCGGTGCGCATCGGTGCCGGTATTGAACGGCTGGCGCGGGATTTCAGTGTGGAGATCACCCGCCAGTGGCCGGGAGATGAGGGTATTACCACGCTTCAGCCGCGCATTAAAAACGGTTCAAAAGTGGAGGTGCTGATTGGTGATGAGCTGGTGATCACCGGCTGGGTGGAGGCGACGCCCGTTCGTTACGATGCCCGTTCGGTCAGCACCGGTATTGCCGGACGCAGTCTGACCGCTGACCTGATTGACTGTGCAGCCGAACCGACACAGTTTAACGGACGATCGCTGGTACAGATTGCGCAGGTGCTTGCTGCGCCTTTCGGCATTGAGGTGGTGAACAACGGTGCGCCGTCGGGTGTTATTCCTGATGTCCAGCCTGATCACGGTGAAACGGTGATTGAGGTAATCAACAAAATACTCGGTCAGCAGCAGGCACTGGCTTACGACGACCCGCACGGCAGGCTGGTGATTGGCGGTATTGGCTCAACGCGGGCACATACTGCGCTGGTACTCGGGGAAAACATCCTTTCCTGCGATACGGAGAAGAGTATCCGGGAGCGGTTTTCTGTTTACCAGGTGGCGGGGCAGCGTGCCGGAAACGACGATGATTTCGGTGAGGCCACCACCACCGCGCTGCGGGCCCGCACAGAGGACGCATTTATTGCCCGTTACCGTCCGATGTATATCAGGCAGACAGGGCAGGCTACGGGGGCTGGCTGTATTGCCCGTGCTGACTTTGAAGCCCGGCAACGGGCGGCGCGGACGGATGAAACCACCTATGTGGTGCAGGGCTGGCGACAGGGTAACGGTACGCTGTGGCAGCCCAACCAGCGGGTGATTGTCTTTGATCCGGTCTGTGGTTTCGACAATACCGAACTGCTTGTTTCGGAAGTCACGTTTACTCAGGACCAGAACGGCACCCTGACGGAAATCCGTGTCGGCCCGCCTGATGCTTATCTGCCTGAACCCGAAGCCCCCGGCGCGCGGAAAAAGAAAAAAGCCAGAGTACAGGAGGAACCGTTCTGATGAGGACGATTGAAGCCATGCAGCGACAACTCCTCGGCCTGATTGGGCGGGCCGTGGTGAAAAGCATCAGTGCCGCCACGAAATGTCAGACCGTGGATGTGTCCCTGATTGCCGGTGAACCCAAAGCCGGGGTTGAACATCTTGAACCCTACGGTTTTACCGCAAGGGCAAACAGCGGTGCGGAAGCGGTGGTGTTGTTTCCGGATGGCGACCGTTCTCATGCGGTGGTTGTTACGGTGTCGGACCGTCGCTACCGCCTGAAAGGGCTGCAAACGGGGGAGGTGGCTGTCTATGACGATCAGGGGCAGTCCGTGACGCTGACCCGGGAGGGGATCGTGGTGGACGGTGCAGGTAAAACGATCACGTTTCGCAATGCGCCCAGAGCACGTTTTGAAATGGACCTGGAAGTGACCGGACAGGTGAAAGACCTGTGCGACTCCGGCGGCACCACCATGTCAGCGATGCGGCTTGCCTATAACGGGCATCGTCACAGAGAGAACGGTCAGGGCAGTAACACCGACAAACCTGATAAAGCGATGGAGGCATGATGGAACTGTGGCTGACGGTGAACGGTAAACGCACCTGCGCCAGCGCACCGCTGGATCCGCTGACCCGCGCCGTGGTGATTTCCCTGTTCACCTGGCGGCGGGCGGAGCCTGATGACAATGCCGACGTCCCGATGGGATGGTGGGGGGATACCTGGCCTGCGGTACAGAATGACCGTTACGGCTCCCGGCTGTGGCTGCTTCAGCGCAGCAAACTGACCAATCAGCTGGTGCTGACGGTAAGGGGGTATATCCGCGAATGCCTGCAATGGATGATTGATGACGGCGTGGTGTCCCGTATTGATCTGGATATCCGCCGCACCGGGATTAATGAACTGGGTAACAGTATCACTCTCTGGCGTCGTGACGGACCGGTAATGATTTCTTTTGATGATCTGTGGAGTGCGATAACGCATGGCGGACAGTGAATTTCAGCGCCCGACGCTGGCAGAAAATATCAGTATGCTCCGTAACGATTTATTCGCCAGGCTGGACGTCAGCGACACGCTCCGGCGCATGGATGAAGACGTGCGGGCAAAGGTGTATGCGGCGGCGCTGCATACGGTTTACGGGTACATCGATTATCTGGCAATGAACATGCTGCCTGACCTGTGCGATGAGTCCTGGCTGGCGCGACATGCTGCGATGAAACGGTGTCCGCGCAAGGGGGCCACGGCTGCCAGCGGGTATATGCGCTGGGAAGGTGTCAGCGATGGCCTGAAGGTGACCGCCGGGAGTGTTATTCAGCGCGATGACCTGGTTCAGTATACTGCAACTGCCGATGCAACCAGCTCCGGTGGTGTCCTGCGCGTGCCGATCGCCTGCTCAAATGCAGGCGCGGTCGGTAACGCTGACGACGGTACGGCATTAATCCTGGTCACGCCGGTGAATGGTCTGCCGTCTTCCGGTGTGGCTGACACCCTGACAGGCGGATTTGATACTGAAGAGCTGGAAACGTGGCGCGCCCGCGTCATTGAGCGGTATTACTGGACGCCGCAGGGCGGGGCTGACGGGGACTATGTCGTCTGGGCTAAAGAAGTGCCCGGCATTACCCGCGCATGGACATACCGTCACTGGATGGGAACGGGAACTGTCGGTGTGATGATTGCCAGCAGTGACCTGATTAATCCCATTCCGGAAGAATCAACGGAAACGGCGGCAAGACAACATATCGAGCCACTGGCCCCGGTGGCAGGCTCTGATTTGTATGTGTTCAGGCCGGTGGCACATACGGTGGATTTTCATATCCGCGTGACGCCGGACACACCAGAAATACGGGCTGCCATTACCGCGGAGTTGCGTTCGTTCCTGCTGCGTGATGGTTATCCGCAGGGAGAACTCAAGGTATCGCGTATCAGTGAGGCGATTTCCGGTGCGAACGGGGAATACAGCCATCAGTTGCTTGCACCGGTGGACAATATCTCCATTGCGAAAAACGAACTGGCGGTACTGGGGACGATTTCATGGACGTGACAAACGATGATTACATCCGCCTGTTATCGGCACTGTTGCCGCCCGGTCCGGCGTGGTCAGCCAGCGATCCGGCGATTGCCGGTGCGGCACCGTCATTAACCCGTGTTCATCAGCGTGCGGATGCCCTGATGCGGGAGCTGGATCCGCGCACCACCACTGAACTGATAAACCGCTGGGAGCGTCTGTGCGGTCTGCCGGATGAATGTATTCCGGCAGGGACGCAGACCCTTCGCCAGCGTCAGCAACGGCTGGATGCGAAGGTTAACCTGGCGGGCGGCATCAACGAGAATTTTTATCTTGCACAGCTTGCTGCCCTGGGCAGACCAGACGCTACCATCACGCGATACGACAAAAGCACGTTCACCTGCTCATCGGCCTGTACTGACGCGGTGAATGCGCCGGAATGGCGGTATTACTGGCAGGTCAACATGCCAGCCGCCACAAACACCACCTGGATGACATGTGGCGATCCCTGTGATTCCGCGCTGCGTATCTGGGGCGACACCGTTGTCGAGTGTGTGCTTAACAAACTCTGCCCGTCGCATACCTACGTAATTTTTAAATATCCGGAGTAATCCATGCATCGTATAGACACGAAAACCGCGCAGAAGGATAAGTTCGGCGCGGGTAAGAACGGTTTTACCCGTGGTAACCCCCAGACCGGCACACCTGCCACCGATCTGGATGATGACTACTTTGACATGTTGCAGGAAGAACTTTGTAGCGTGGTGGAGGCATCCGGTGCCAGTCTGGAGAAGGCGCGGCACGACCAGCTGCTTACCGCGCTTCGTGCGCTGCTGTTAAGCCGCAAGAATCCGTTTGGCGATATCAAATCGGATGGCACGGTGAAAACGGCTCTCGAAAACCTTGGTTTGGGAGAAGGCTCTGCATTACCCGTAGGTGTGCCTGTTCCGTGGCCTTCAGTCACACCGCCAACAGGTTGGCTGAAATGCAACGGTGCAGCTTTTTCTGCCGAAGAGTATCCGGAACTGGCAAAAGTTTATCCGACAAATAAATTGCCAGATTTACGCGGCGAATTCATTCGTGGGTGGGATGATGGAAGAGGAATTGATTCAGGACGGACTCTCCTGTCTGCTCAGGACGGGAGCATTGAGGCACACGGCCATGATTACAATGGGGTCATCTATACTTCTAGCGGTCCTTCCTGGGCTAATACGACGGATGCGGGACACCGGGCATATTCGGGATTTACATCATCATATGGCGGGAGTGAAACCCGTCCACGAAATATTGCATTTAACTTTATCGTGAGGGCTGCATAATGGATAACGCCGTATTAAATAGCGAGCTTATTGCCACGAAGGCGGGGAATATTACCGTCTATAACTATGATGGTGAAACTCGGGAATATATTTCCACTTCAAATGAATATCTTGCCATTGGTGTCGGTATCCCTGCATATTCCTGTTTAGATGCCCCTGGCACACATAAGGCGGGTTATGCTATCTGCCGTTCGATGGATTTAAACTCATGGGAATATGTGCCAGACCATCGCGGTGAAATCGTTTATAGCACCGAAACAGGAGAATTGAAAGAAATCACAGGTCCGGGTGATTATCCTGAAAATACGACCACTATCGCCCCGTTAACGCCATACGATGAATGGGATGGTGAGAAATGGGTGACGGATACCGAGGCACAGCATAGCGCCGCAGTAGATGCAGCAGAAGCACAGCGCCAGTCGCTTATTGATGCTGCTATGGCTTCCATCAGTCTGATTCAACTGAAATTGCAGGCCGGACGGAAGTTGATGCAGGCAGAAACAACTCGCCTTAACGTTGTGCTGGATTATATCGACGCGGTGACGGCAACAGATACCAGCACCGCGCCGGATGTCATCTGGCCTGAACTGCCGGAGGCGTAGGCCATTCAATATCGGGGGCTGTTGAAGTATCAACACGCATCAGCAGCACACGGTATTTCTTCCATTGGGTGAGAGTTGAAGTTTCTTCATCAGTTGCAATGCCCGCATCAACAGCATCCTGACGCCAGGATATTTCACTGTCAGCTTTTGCACGAAATGTGGCTTTCATGTTTTCTGCATCTGATATTTTCTGTTCTGGTGAAAGCGGCGGCTCATCAACCCATGCAAGGGCCCCTGAAACCATTCCCAGCATTTTTCCTGTTGGCTTATTTCCCCCATTAAATCTGACAGCATCCTCATCGCTGATTTCAATACCATCCTGCGGCCATGTCCCCTCCTTGATATAACTTTCGTATAGCGCTGCGTTGTAGATTGCATTTTCGGAAGGGCTGTAAACACTTTTAACTTTATTCATTCTGTTATCTCCCTTTCGCTATATAGCAAAGATTAAACCCACCGCTACCTGACATACGGGCTGTAAAACCCGTTCTTGAAGTACCAGTTGAGTTAACTCCATAAGCAGGCATGGTTGTTGGAGAAAGCAGAGACTCCTGGATATCTGCCATTGTCAGTGTAATTGATTCGACCCGCGCGGGGAAAGGTAGCGGGAAAACAACATTCGTCCCTGTCTGTCCAACGGGGAAACCGAAAATACCCCATTGTGTAATTACCCCATCCGGCCCCTTACTCCATCCAGATTTAGGATTCGGCCAGTCTGCTGCTCCAGAGTGCCCCGTTGTAAAACTACTCATATCTGGTACTTGCCCGGTATCCGTTCCGACGTTCCTCGTTGCCGCTTCTCCCAAACCAAGGTTTTCGAGAGCCGTTTTCACCGTGCCATCCGATTTGATATCGCCAAACGGATTCTTGCGGCTTAACAGCAGCGCACGAAGCGCGGTAAGCAGCTG